GAACACCCAGCGCAGGGTGTCGAGATACGGCACCAGCGGCAGGATCGCCCCTTGCGTCTCTGCCAGGATGTCCTGCGCCACCTCGACGCCCGCAGCACCCAGCGTTGCCACACCGGCCGCCCCGCCACCTTGCATGGTGCGACTCTGAGCCAGTGATTCGCGCGCCAGCGGCGTTTCCCCGGCGAAGGCGGTTGCCCTGACCGGGAAGCGCACGCCCCATTCGCGCGCAGGGCCCAGATCAACATGAATAAATCCCGAGCGCGGATAGAACCCAAACCCAAGGAACCCCACGGCCCGCGCCGCCGCCTCAAACGCAACGGGATCGTGGTTCGACATGGCGATATCGAACGCTGTGCCATTCATGTGCTTCGATTGCGGGGCACCGTCGACAGCGCGGTTGTGCTCCGGACTGCGATAGGCCGAGCGCAAGATCAGCGGCTTGCCAAGCCGGTTGCGCAGGGCCTGCAGCTTGTCCAGCGCGGGCGCGTTGATCAGCAGCTTGTCGGTGCCGCGGCAGGCGATCTCGGCGGGCGAGAAGTTCGGCCAACGCCAGATGCCGTCCGGCACGTCGCGCCAATGGTCGTAGAAGGTCCTGGTGGACGTTGTGGTCATGACGGTCTCCTGAACTGTGGATGAGAGGATGCAACTGAGCCCGCGGCCGAGATGGCGACGGGATCGGATGGCTGGGGGTTCGGATGGCTGGGGAGGCAGGTAACCGGATGAGGATGCGCGCTGGGCAGCGGACGCGGGACGTCAGCCGCCCGGGCCGAAGACCTTCAGCTTCAGGGCGATGCCTGCGAGCAGCGCCAGGATGATGCCGGTGGTGATCAGGCGCACCGTGGTCTGCACGGCGGTGCGGCGCACGAAGCGGATCGAGGCCAGCAGGGAGCGCAGATCGCGGATGTCGAGCGCGGCCTCTGTACCATCGAGCCCAACATCCGCCAGCGCGCGCCGGGCCCCTTCCTCGGCGGCCCGCGCAAGCAATTCCTCGAACTCGGCATCCGGCATGCGGACATGGCCCTCTCCGGAACGGCGCGGGCTCATGCGGACAGGATCCCGGTTTCGGTCGGCAGGGTCAGATCGCTCCAGGGACTGTTATCGACGGGATTGAGCGCCCACGTCGAATATACCGACTTTGGGGCGACGATGGGCACCGTTACAGCCGCCGCATCATGATCAACGCCACCCATGCGCAGGAACCCTGCCGTCGCTTGCGGCCCGTTGGTGCCTGCCTGCGCGATCTGCTTGAGATGCACGCCTGCCACGGCCGATATGGCAGTCGGGCCCGTGGGGCCGCTGAGGGAAAAGGAGAGACGCTGACCTGCCAGAGTGCTGGCAACGCGGGATGCGAGATTGCCATCCTTGAGCGCATCGATGCTGCCGATCATCTCACTATAGGTTGCCAGAGTATTGGGAACACGGCGGACGAAGCGCCGCCCAATGGTGGAAACACCATCGAGGATTGCGATATGGGCGTAATACCAGGCATGATTGGAAAACGTGCCATGCAGACCACCATTCCCGAAAACCAGATGTGCCGGCTTACCCTTGCCACCGGTGTTGGCCGCCGTGGCCGTGCTCTGCAGCACACCGTCGACGAAAAACTCGATGGTGATATCGGTATCGACCGCCAGCCGGACATCGACCCATTGCGGCTGGCCGCTGGTGGCAAAGTAGCTCGATGATCCTTGTTCGATCGTGTCGCCATGGGCTTCGGCATGATAGCGGTTGGTGCTGCTTAGGGGTCGGACCCGGGCAAGCAGGGCATTGCTGGCGCTGAAGAAGTCGAGGAAGGTCGCACCGGATTCAGTGATGGTATGCGCATCTCCGCTGGGCGGCACATAACGAAAGCCCAGCCAGAGATCCCCTGTTGGCGGGGCATGCGGTATTCTGAACGGCGTATAAACGCTACGCGCGCCGGTGAACCGTAGCGCATTGACGTCCAGGGTTGCGTCAAACCCTGCCGTGACTGTGCTGAGATATCCCGAGATGCCGGAAATATCCGTGGGCTGATGGCCCAGATGCAGGATGTGTGTCATGGCAGTTCCACTTCGATATAGAGGGTTGCATGCGCAGCGGTGAGCAAGCTGCTGCCGCCATGCTCGATAAAGATTGATGCGACAGAGGTGGTCAGGCGGGTATCGCCGCCCAAGTCGATCCAGAGATCAGCCGCCCCAATGGTAAGGTCCTTGTCCCAAGCGAACTCGATGAAGGCATGGGCCTCAAAAATGCGTAGGTCGGGTTCCTCAAAGCCAAGCGCGCGCACGCCGGGCGGGACCGGATAGCTGAACTGCGAGGGCTGCGAGCGCATGGTGCCGCCGTCGCCGGGATTGCGTCCCTGGATCTGTGGGTAGAAGGCAGCGCTGCCACCGGCGGTCCATGTTGGCGCCCCGCTCACAGGGTCGTCGCGCCAGATGCCGTTCTTTCCGATCCAGAGACTGGCGGCAGCTGGGTCAAGCACGAACATCAGCACATCGCCTGCGCCATAGGTTGGCATGCCGGTGATGCGCTGGGATGCGGTGGAGGTGTCGGACGACCAAAGTGATCCGTTGCCGCGATAGCCGATCGAGCCAAGCGTGATCGGGTTGTTGCCGGTATTGAACTCCTCGCGCTGCGCGGCCGAGACGACGCCCATATACCCGTCGAAGCTGGCGGCCCCGCTGGCCGCGCAGAGCACCTCCCAATAACGTCGCCCATCCGAGGGCAGGATCGCCTTCGTGGTGGGCACCCAGCGCTGATAGTTGGTCCCGCCCGAGGTATTCACGGCGGTCTGGTTGCCATCCGACAGCGTGTAGCCCGGAGGGCGACGGGTTGTGTCGAGTTGCCAGACTGAGCCGATGTCGACCGGCGGCGCGCTATCGCCACCCTGCGCCAGGATTGCTGCGCGCATCATGAAAAGGCTCACGTCACGGCCCCCGCCAGCGCACCCTGAATGACCCAGGCATCGGCCCCGCGCTTCACGAGTGCTGCGCCCGACCATTGGCCATCGAGCGCGACGGAGCCGCCGGTCACCCCATTGAGCGACACACCCGGTGCCGCCGCGACCGTGGCGATCCCAGCGCCGACTTGCGTGACATTGATCAGCGTGCCGATCTCGAAAGGTGCCGATGATTCAGGCTGGATCGTTACGGTGACGGCCGAGGAGCCAGTCGTCTCTAGGATGCTGCCCAGATCATCGGCTTCCAGCGTGTGACTGGTGGCCGTCAGCGTCCGGATCCGCACCACCCCGGGCCGGGGCACCTCGACCCAAGCCCCTCCGGTGAACCGCACATGCTGCGCCTCGTCGGCGATCCAGATCTGCCAGCCCTCCTCGGGGGTGAGGTAGACCCATGCCGGGGCACCGGCTGGCGATTGGTCCCATAGCGCCAGCGCATTGGCATTGGCACCTGCCGTGGCGGGCACAATGGCGATCTGGCCCGCGGTGCCGGTGGCAGGCAATGGGGCGGTCCGCGATGTGGCGCGCCCTTGAACCAGTGCCGAGAGGTGACGCAGGTCTTCGCTGAGGCTGGTGCCCCAGTTGCGCTGGCCGGGGTCATAGAAGGCGCGCAGCCCCAGTCCCGGCATGATCCGTTCGGGCATGCTTGGTCTCACTTGTCGTTGTGAAGGTGGTGGTAATGCTGGCGCTCGCGACAGCGTCGAGCCGAATGATCGTGGTCAGGTGCCCCAGAGAAAGCCCCAGCCGCGATCCCAACCGGCAGCGAAGGGTGCGGTCAACTGGTACCGGCGCGCTTCCTGGTCGATGAGCCATGTGCCTCCGACCAGCCGGCGCGACCGGACGGCAATATCGATCTCGGCGGTGCGCTCGGGCGCGCCACTCTCGGGGATGTCCTCGGGCGTCAGCGTCCAGTTCGTCCCTATGCCAGCGTCGATGACGATGCCGGGCGGCATCAGGGCCACACCCGTATCCGGATCGACCCAGCGCACCTCAATTGCATAGCCGACGCTCGGCTCAGGCCCAACGGAGCCACCCGTATGATCGACGATGACCGGGCTGGTCTGCGTCAGGCGGTCGCGATGGGTCCAGGTGAGGACGAGATCATCTGCGATCAGCGCATCGACATCCGGCGCGTAGCTGCCGTTGGCTTGCACCCGCCCGGGTGGCAGGGGGCGGATGGCACGCCTGTTCAGCGTCACGCTGTCTTCCGGGGCGAGCGCAAACGCCAGCGTGCCACGCCCGGTCTCAGGCAGCAGCCGGACCGCGAGGGTCTCACCCGCCGCCCAGGAGTCTTCGGTGATCCGCGCGCCCTCGTCGAAGAAGATCACCGGAGTTCCCGCCGTATGGACGCGCGGCACGGTGTCGAGGCAACCCCGGCCCACGGTGATGGCCGTGGCGGTGATCCCGTCGACGCGAACCAGTTCGCCATCGATGCTGGCCAGCGTGCCGATGCCAACCTCGCCAATGTCGCGCCAGCTGGTGACCGGGATGACGCGCGCCTCCGGGTGGTCCGACATATCGGCCGACAACAACGCCGTGGGCGCAAAGGCGACTACGCCTTCCTGCGCGGGACCGGTGCCGGGATCGATCCAGAGCTCGGCCGCCAGCGCGTCGGCGCTGGGTCGTTCGCCGGTGGCGACCAGCGCGCCCGCGTCCGGATCCTCCGCAAGAATGCGGTCAGCCTCAGAGTGACCCAACTCGCGAACCAACAGCCAGTATGGGGCTTCTTTGACCATACGGCGCGTCAGCGCCCGTGGCGGTGCGGCGACTCCAGTGCCGGTTGGCATGCGCCCGCCAGCAATGGCGGTGGCACCCATCGCAAACACATCCTCAGCGAGCTTCAGCCGGATGCCGTTGTCGCGACCGTCGCCCTGACCGATCTCGGAGATGCGCATGACTACGTCATTGAGTCCCAGCCGACCTGACCGCAGCCGGATCACATCGCCAGGCCCGAGGTCCGCGCCTTGCCGGTTCACCACGATCTCACCTGACAGCAGCGGAACCGAAAGGGCGCGCAGGTCGCGCTCGGCCACGCGGATTGCCAGCCCCTGGTAGCGGATGCCGGGATAATCGAGCGTGGTCGCGATGACCTCGCCCATGGCCTGTACCCGCGCCGTGTCGGTGACGCTGACAGCGCCCGTATCGTCCGTCCAGGCGTCCGTGAAGCGCACGGTGACGCTGTTGACGAGGTCCGAGGGCGCGCGCCGTCCGAGGCGGCCCCAGTCCACGACATTTGCTTCATCAAAGAGTGGCAGGTTTGCTGCCACATAATCCGCCCGGATCAGCTTCAACTCCCAAAGCCCGGTGCGGCGGTCGATGAACAGCGTGGCGTCGATGTGGTCGAGAACGCTGCCAATGAACTCCTCGATCGAGCTGTCCTGCTGCCAGATCAGCGACAGCCCGAAGCCTTCGATGTAAAGCGCATCTGCCGCGCCCATGAAACTCGCCCCGATCTCGACTGTGGAATAGCCCAGACCCCAATCGCGGTTGGTGAGGCACTCGCGGATGATATGAGCCGGGTTCATGTCCGGCCCGTTGCCGAAGGCCCCGCGCAGAGAGGCCACCAGCGCTTGCGGGTTCCCAGGTGGGATGACCGGCACACCGTCGACGGGCGTGTTGTCGATGCGCGCGGTGAAGGTCGTATTGGCCAGTGCGATGTTGAATCCAAAGATATCGGCAGGCGGCAGGGTGGCGATGGTGGCGAGTGCTGCATCAACCGAAGAGACTGGCGATGGCTCGCCATCTGTTACGAAGATGACGATCCTGCGCTTGGACCCGCCACCGGCAAAAAAGGTCGCCGCTTGCGAGAATGCTGCGTTGAAGCTGGTGCCGCCTGAGGTGCTGTTCGACAGCGCAAGCATCCAGGCCTCGAGCGCCACATAGTCCTCTGGCCCCATGTCGCGTCGTTCAATTGCACCTGCGACGCCCGCATTCCACAGCACGAGGCGCATATCATTCGGCCTGTCAGGATCGACCCCCGCCCCGATCTCGCGGATCAGCGCCGCGACGCCTGCTTTTTGCGCCGCCATGCGGGTTCCCGACATCGAGCCTGAGACGTCAAGCGCGATGTAGATCGCCGCATCCGAGATATTTGCCTCAGGCACGATGGGTGCCTTGTCCGGATACCATTGTACTGAGCCCGCTTCACCGATCAGCACCCGGGTCACGCGGACCGCCCATGGCTTCAGATAAGGATTGATACCGAGGTACACCTGCCGCAGCACCAGGCTGCAGAGCCCGCGATAGCCGGGTACATCACCGCTCATGCGCGCTGCCAGATAGTCGTTCTGTCCCTGGCCCGGCCCGCCCATCAGCACATCGACATTACCGACGATCCCACCCTCCCGGCTTTCTCCACCAAAGAGGTCCGGCTTGTCGATCCGGATGCGTCCGCCACCCGCACCGGCATTGCTGGCGGCAGTCGTGGCCTCAAACACCTCGACCGACTGCGCCGGGAAGCTCAGCCCCTCGGGCAGTACGGACCAGGAGGTGACATTTGTCACTGCACTAAAGGCCACACCGCGCAGTGTGATGCTCTGGCTCGAGCCATTCGCCAGTCGCAGCCGGTAGTCCCGGCCGATCCGCACCCCGGCCTGTGTACCGGAAAAGGTGATCGTGGCACTGGTATCGCCAGCGAGGGCCGCGGTGGCTGCCATGCCCGCAACCGTGCCGATGCGCGTCTCCACGGCCGCGCCCCCGCCCGAGACACCGCTGCCTGTGGTGACCGACCAGGCTGTGCGGCGGTCGACAAGGATTTCGCGGATGGCATCGATCGGCCCGTGGCAAAGGGCCATATGCATTCCGAGCGAATACCGAAAACCGACCGTCTGCGCCTTGCTACGCCCGCCCATTGCTGACCTCCATCGTCGCGGCCCGCGTTTCCGCGACCTGGATGACCGGTATTACCAGCGCGTCATCGGTCGCGCGCAAGCGATCAGCCTCGATGCCGTTGGCAAGGAAGTCCTGCCACGCAAACCCATGGCGGCGGAACCATGGCCGCACACCCGCGAGGCAATAGCGCGCTGTGCGCAGGTCCTGGATCGTCACGCGCAACGGCGCGGGCCTGCTTTGGTGCGGATCCATCACTTCTTACCACCTTTCTTCTTGATGGGGTCGACCCGCAGGTCCCCAGCCCAGACCACATTGGGCCCGGTGATCAGCACGGTGCCGAAGATGACCGGGATTGGGCGGCCTTCCTCGGCCGTGGGCAGGCTGAAATCATCGAGCCCCGCAGCAAGAGGCTTTTCGACCTTCGGGCGCGGGCTCAGCGCATAGGAAATTGCCGAGAGCACCAGCCCGAGAACGAGCTGTGCGATGAAGTTCCAGACCATGGGGACATGCCGTTTGTGGGTTGGCGCCGCGTGGGCGCGTCAGACGATGGAGCCGCCGCCGAAGGGGTTGCGGCCGGGGATTTCAGGAAAGCCCCCGAAATTGAGGAGATTGCCGAACTTCGCCGCACAGGTAGTGGCGCGCAGATCGCAACCTGGGGCGATGTCGGCGAGGACTGGAAGCGGGTCGCCCGTATCCGGGTCGAATTCCGGCATGGTGAGCGCTGCGGCCAGTTCTGGCATCGGGCGCGAGAGCGTTATGGCGGCGGCTGTATGGCCCGTGATGAAGCCCAGTTGCGCCCCGAACCGCAGCACCCCACCGCGATACCAGCCGTTCGGTTCACTGGCCGCCTCGGGGATCGTCACCATGGATCCACCATTTGCGGTGGCTGTTACTGTACCTGTCAGCCAAGAAAGCGCGATGTCGAGCCCGCAGCCCCGGCCGTAAAGCGCATGGCGGCACAGGCGCTGGTACTTGGCCCGCACGCCTGCGCGGCGCAGCGTGCTGAACACGGATTC